TATCAACAATCACAACAAAAAAAACAAAACCATAATTTAAAGACTAAAATAATAATCTCTTAACATTTAATAAATCCTTAAAGAATATAAATTCCTGCCAGTCACCGTTGACCAAGCAACATCTTCTTTTGACACATCTTTGTTCATTATTACAAATATGTCAGGCACATGCAAAATTCAGAACATGTATGGCACGACATGGGAGGAATATGATAAGTTTTGTTGTATGTCAGACAATTCTTTAATCCTATCCATTAGCCAGCCTAGATCACAGCACAATGAGGCTTACATTGCGCTTCCAGGATTGTTTTCCTCTTATGGTTTGCCGATTATAAACAGAAATGAGCCATTAGAATTAAAATTAGAGACTTTGTTTGAGGTTAATTGTGAGAGTTATTCATTTGTTTTATCTTTTTTCTGTGACTCAGTTGTGTTTGGCGCTGTAAATGCTTTCCACAGCAGTTTAATTATCAAGCCTGGAACTCCTCTTTTTCAGAGAAAAACTTTGAGTGGAGTTGTTCTAGGAAAAGATTGCAAAGGGTCATATTGTATAGGTGCACCTTCTGAGTACACTCATGTTTTTGGATTGTCAGAATATAATATTACTATGACAAATGATTTTTCTGAATGTTCCCCTTATGAGGGCTCAACATTCTTCCATTCCTATATCGATCCAGAAAAGAAGTGTCTGGACATCTCTGTGTCTGAAAAAGGCATTTTAATTCAGACCTTGGATAATAAGCATGAAATGATTTCTCAAGAGATAAATGTTGTAAAGCTGGGAGGTTGGATGAACTTAACCAAGCCTTCCAGTTGGCTTTATACTGAAAAATATTTTGGAGTATCTGCTGCTTATTAATAAACTATAAGTTGTTTTTTAGCTTTCCTATCCAAGATTATTTGTATAATTGCGGAATTTGGGAATGATCTCCTCATTGACAATTTGTTGATATATTTAAAAACAATTTTCAATTAGAATTTGGTTAAGATATTTACTTGAGATGGATAGGTGAAAAGCAGTCATTGTATTCATTTGTATTGTAATAAGGACCCTATGGGTTCAATGTGATAAAAATGATTAACAAAAGAGAACAATGATGAAAAGTATTCAAGTTTATAAGTATTGGAATTTTTTTACTAGAATCACTCTTAGGGAGTTTTTTCAGATTAATCCGGTCTACTCTGGTCATAAAAAAACCACTGTCTCTTTATTTCGTCAAGTACAGCCAAGTGCAAACACAAGAAGATGAGTGATTTTTTTAATGAATAGTGTGTACGAATTCTATCGAGTTGAGGTGAAAACCTGGTTAGTGAATATACTTAAATGTCCGAACTGTCCCAAAATCCAGAGTTTATTAAGGTTTTTATTGATGACAGCTCCATCTTTTGAAGCACTTCAATCGTGGATTTATATCCCGAGTCATTAACATAGTCAGGCAACTTGAGGACCTTGGAATTAATTATTGGATCTGATGATATTTGCATGGGGCGGCCTCGCCAACTGAAATTATGAAATTTAGGATTAGGACCAATGCAAATCATAGGAAATGATCCAAATGGGATGTTAAATATGATCCTACCAGTGAATAAGGAACGGAGTTTTGCAGATTTTGAAAGTATTTCCTTTTCATTGGAGGGAGTAATGAGGTCTGAAAGACGATGATATGTTGCCTTGACATTAGATAAGATTCTTGAAGGAACAATCCAAAAACTCCAGAAATGATCTTTAACATGATAAAATATTATTGACCCTGAAGATATTACTTCTCTCACATTTTTTGCCGTGAAGTCATCTCTAACGGCCATCAATGTTAACCATCCTAAAACTATAGAATGAGAGAATCTTTTGGTTATGAAATTTGTCTTGGTTAATTTGTGGTGTTTTTTATTAAATTTTACAAGATGTGTATTTGAAAAAATATCTCTCATATAATCATATGGAAAGTTGAATGTCATGAATTCAGAATTGAACATTTTGTCTAAGGTTGGACTGAGCAAAAGAATTGTGAGACGATCTACTGTTTTGTTGTCCACTTGTCTTAATTGTTTTGAGTATGTCAGAGAATCGGATTGGGAAGGAGATTTGGCAGAGCAAGATTTTAATTTGATTAATAGATCTGATGAGCTTCCATAATTTAGATTGGATGTAACAAATATATATGCTTGGGTTTCTTTTTGGATGATAGAAGGGGATCCTATATTGGATTTAAGTCCTTCTCCAATTATATAAACCTCTGTAGAAAATTTAGATGAGAAATGACTTCTGAAGATTTGAACACTTATGAAAAAATCACTAAGAATTCTAATTTGTAATAAAAACCCCGCCCAATTGGAATAGTATGTTTTAAATATTAATAATTTAGAAGAACAATGAATAGCAATACAAACCAGATTGACAAGCATTCTAATTGCTTTTTCTGAAGATTCCCATCCCCCTCCTTCTGCATCACAAATCAAAATTTCTAGTTTTTGTTTAATATTCTCCTTAAATTTGGTATAATAAAAAGGATCTGTGAGATCACTAGCTCCTTCGAAAGTAAATTTTAATCCAATTAGTCTTTTTCTTAGTCCAGGATTCCCAGCAAAACAAGGAGGGTAACCATTGCCTATGGCGTTTGCAAACATTATAGAGGGATAAATCAAACTATTGTAAAATACTGAAGCATCAGAAATTAACATAAGTAATTTAGAGAAACCTCCTGCGCCGTCTCCAAAACATCCTGCATATTTCACCTGAAAAGACTTCCAGGACAACTCTTTGACTATTGACAATAATTTGTAAGCTGCAGTTGTGGGGAACCCCTCTGGTTTCTTTGAATGATGTTGAAGAGAAATCTCAGGAAGAGGAATTACATCAGACTCATCTATAGGTTCCTCTTTTATCAACTCTGATATAGCGGATTTGGCTATTTTGATTGACGTTCCTGCATAATTTACGTATGACACGTCAATCCTTCTCAAATCAATCATTTGGAGACTTAATGAAAATTGAGGGAGATTAGAGATTAAGCCATCTGCTGTTTCAAAAGCTCTATAGATTTGAACCTTATTGAAAAAATTCACAAGCGTTTTGATTTCGTTGGAGTCAAGTGTCGTTTGGAGATCTTCCATGCAAGATGTTAAGGCAAGATTTACATTTAGGGAGATGCAAGAGGAGTTTGTCTTAAATTTTGGCAAAATTCTTTTTAATGCATTGTAACAGCGCATATTATAAACAGCATCAATATCAGAATTATCTAATATACGAAATACCAAAAATAAGAACAATATAGGGTGGCTATCTATAGCTTCCTCTCCGGTGGTGGTTATAGACCCCCATGTTTTAAGATTGGGAAAGGTTAGCTGATGATTATCCAGTAATAAATGGTAAGTGAGAAGAAGAGATTTGAAGATTGATCCACAGGAAGACCTTGAAAGATTGGGGTTCAGGGGAGGTTTGATGAAAAAGGGTTCCCCACTTATGTAATCCATAAAATAATTATTCTGGAACCAAGAGGAAAATATCCCCAAATATGTACTCTCTAAATTTGTAATAAATCGTATAAATAACTTAAGAAGATCTTGAAACCTGCAGTTTTTCATTCTGTCCTCAAACTGTCGAAACAAGAAAAAATTGAAAAACTCAATGTAAAAACAAAAAAAGAACAATTTAGGGTCCAACTTGAATACCCATGCAACGGGGAAAGTCCACCCTCCTCTGCTAGGAAGTTTTCCATCTCCTATTTCAATCGAAATTTGTCTTATTTTGATCATTGCTTCTTTAGCTGCAGCGCGACAAGCTCTATATTGAACCCATTCTGGATCCAATGTTAGCTCATGATCTGAAGGAAACTCAGGGTAAGCAACCAGATTTCTGTCTGCCTCCTTCAATAACTTTTCCTTGGAAACCCAGCAAAACTGTGAGTCCGGCCTACTGTGAATAAGTTGACTCCAATCAAATTCTTGAAGATCCATTTTCTGTTCATTTATTTCACATATACAGTCAGGGCAGTCTTGATGACCATGGTAACAGTCCACTTTTAATCCAAGACCCATAGATCTTAACAAAGAAAAGATAGAGACAAGGTAACTCAATGATGCCTGAAAATGAAGATTCACATTTACTGTTCCCTTGGCATAAGATATCAATGTGTCAGTGGATAGAGTAAGATATGTAGCAAATGTAAACAGTAGTTCAACTTTGCCTCCTCTGTCTATTGAAGTGGTAGTTAATCTATGTTCAACTGATCCTGATATTTCTGAATCCCCGGGGTTGACCAGAGAAGATGGCAAATCAGTGACTGCTGCCAACATAAATTCTAGACAAGAGGCTAGATTGGATTGGCGCTCAGTTGCCCATCCTATCAATGATTGAAGAATCAACGTTTGCCGTAACAGAGGAATTGTACTTTTTGCAATTTGTTTTCCATAAGTTTTTACTTTGTCCATGGTTTTGGATCCTAAGTATGGAACAGCGTCTCCAATGATGTCACCTTTCCACCAATCAAGATTGTGAGGAGAAGCAGTTTGTTTCATGAGAATATACCCATGTTGTGGATTTGAATGAAGATGACAATCAAGTCCTGCCTCTATAGAAAAGATTTCAATGGGATATGGGACAGTGACACCTGTGATACTAGATTCTTTCCAAGTCATTACTCTAAGATTGTGAGCTTCTATTCTGCTGCAGATATTTGTTTGGATAGCATAGGAGCGCTTGGAAGTTAAACATATCAAAACATTTAATATGTAGTTTCTTTCAGATATTCTGACTCTTCCTAATAGGTCGTCACCATTTTTAGCGGCAACTTTGATCAAAGTACTAGTCTTGTCTAGCTGATCCACCACTTGTCGTGCGCGTCCTATCAAAGTTGCCTCCATCATTGCATGCCCTATAATTGGATTTAAAGGACGAAGAGTGCCAAGTGCCTTGGCAAATTCTGTTTGATTGAGGTTGTTGAGTTCAAGAAACTCTTTTACATAACAGTTGTTTATCCATGGAGCTATCTTAAGAAATCTGGTGACAGAAGATTTGACAGTATTACCTGGGGTAGATGGAACCTCTAAATTTAACCCAGTTGGGTTTGCAAATAATGCTTCAAAATCAACATCTTTATTTGGCTCTATAGTAAGAACATTTTGCATTAGGCTTAATTCTCCTTGAGTCAATCGTGGAATAATTATTCTAATTGTAGCTAGATATTCAGTTAGAGGATCCGGAAAATTTTTAATAAGAAATTGATTGAATAGACAAATAGGAAATCCTCCTAATATCTTCGGAAATATATTTAAAATGGTCAGATAAGAAAGGTTATGATGGCGAAGATGTTTGAGATGAGATGATGGAATTTTAACATGATTGTCTTTTCCTCGGGTTTTGAAAGCTCCCTTAACCTTTGGAACTGCACAAGAATTCAACAATTCTTCTGACACGGAGAATCCTAAATAAGAAAAGGATAGCATATGTTGAAATACTATAGAGGACCAGAGACTGTACATGATAAAAGGAATAATCGGATTTATATCAGAAGAGCAAGAAGACGAGCAGTTGGCAGATAGAGAGGAAATCGCCGTTTCTATGGTAGGAAATCCTTCATTGCTCATCGGAAACATGCGACAGATTTTCTTTTGGGACATTGTTAGCGGACATCCATTTAAAAACATGACTTTTCCATATATGAATAGATTGGATGATGACCATGTTTCTTCTCTTTTTAGAGGGGGTCCGATTAATTTAAGAATGCTCTCAAGATGATTGATTATCTTTTCATGAAGTTGAGAGATTCTGATCAGAGGGAGCTTGGACATATAATGAACTATCAATACTTGATTGTCCCCTTGTCCCATTAATGAAAATTTTACTTGGAATACCTCCATCGCATGAATCAAGATGCATACAGTAAATATAGTCCAACCTTTCTGTCTTAATCCTTCAATGCCTCCATAATGATTTCTCCAAACGTAATCATCTTCTATCATAGAAATTTGATTATCTTTTATTTCAAATTTGGGAAGATATGTACCATCAGCAAGATACATATAGGAGCCTTCGAACATTTCATGAGTTCTTGAAATGCAATGGGAAAGCCCAAACAAGTTGTCCATGGAGGTGAAAATCGAGTTGGTTTCCTCTTTCCTCATATACGTATTCCATTTCTTAAAATCAATGTTGGTCACTACATTGTAAGATCTTTTTGTTATTAGAGAGTCATGTTTGGCCATGTCTCTTGTCTTGTCAAAGAATTTTTTGGACAATGTTAACGCATTGTCCATCATGGTTATTTGAGGAAAATGAGGGACTATGAATTCCGCGATCATAGCTTCCGTTAGAACAATGTACATTCTCTTTTTAAGTGTGGCCAAGCCAAAAAACCTGGCAGCAATTTTAAGTTCTCTCTCCTTTGGACATACACCAAAAACTCTTTCATCGAGGCCAAAGCCATTATCATTGATATCTTTTAGAAATTCTATAGGATCATTTAGATTTGATTTAAGCCATTGAATAATGACTGCCTTTTCTGTAGCGAGACCTATGTTTTGATATTTTTGAACTTGTGAATAAAGTTCTTGGATTCCCAAAGACATGGCTTTATCCGAGATTAATTCCGAAATGTTTAATTTGTCCATAATTTCAAACGTTTGTTCAAAGTGAACATAAGACCAATCTAGACGTCTATAATATTTGGAAACCAAAGATAGAGTGGAATTTGTTTCATATGCCTTTCTAATCAAGTTGTAAGGTGGAAGTTTAGACACATTCATTTTTGGCCACATTCCTGTTTTTGCTCGGTAGTTGAGACTGAATTGTTCCATAAATACACATGAGATCTCTCTAACCTTTTTGAAATTAGGAACTTTTTTCTGACAGGCAATTTGTTTAAGTTTTATAATGCCATCTCTTGAGTCAACATTAGGATGACCCCATATTCTGAATAATCCAAAAGCTTGAGATAGTTTATGCGAGGATTTTTTAAAGAGAGAAGAAAGGAATTGATGCAGCCAGACCATGGATGGTTCTAGCTGATATTTGGCATTTTTAAAGTCATTCAGTATATCATTTACTATGGTATTAAAAAATTGAGAATTGTCGACAACCGGATCTGGAACATTATTCATCATTATTCCTAGACATAAGGGTTCCCATTTTGAAAGAATGTCATAGGATAAATCCTGAAATTGATATAATAACTTGTCTCCCCACTGAAATATTTTAAAGAGTTCCATGTCTGTTAAGTAATGAATGAATCCTATTGTTCGAGCCAAAAACCCAGAGAGGAGAAGATTAAATCTTTGTAAGAATAAGTCACAAATTAGCAAGAGATGTTCTCTTGTGCCTAATATGTGATTTCCATCTTTATTTTTAATGTAGAAACAATTGCGAGATACAATCATATCAAGATTTTCGAAAGAGATCGCATACATATTTCTAGCGGGGTTTATTAATTTCCAATTTAACCCCATATTTTGTAAATCTTGGTTGACCCCAGGTTCTTTGTCAGTCAATCCAGTTATTATTACAGCCTTATACAACAAATTATACCAGAAAAAATGATGTTTTATTATATAGGGCAGATTTTTTGCAAGGGTTGCTTTATTTGCTAGAAGTTTTGCCAAGGAATCTTTAATAGGGACTTCTGATAGGGACTCAGACGTATGTACAATAGAAGGAATTTGTAATTCAAGATTTCTTAAAGCTGCAATTAAGGACCTTTCTAATAAGTGCATTCCAGAGCGCATCTCTTCAGACGGTAATACTTTTGAATGTAGATCCAATAAAGTCGATGATGACATAATGGTGAAGATGCTGCATTTGGTCAGTTGATGAATTTCTTTAAAATCTTGAATTATAAATCGACAAGTTGGGGGGTGTTGTTTATTGGAGGATGATGGATCCTCTTTGACAATTCTATTTAGATGGCGTTTTATATAATCCAATTGGTAAATACGTAAAGGGGAATCAAGATGAGAACTTAAAAGAGAAGGAATTTTTGGGGATTTGATTTGATCTTCTTCATCATAGGCGTAAAATCCTGCCATTATAACAATTGGAATGATACGATGTGATTTTTTTAATTTGTTATGATTACTAATAAAATTATTAGTTCTGATTAAGAGAATAAAGGATTTTATTTTCTTTGTGATTTTTATACTGTCATATTTTGCCAAGTAAATAAAGACTTGTTTTTGATCAGATCTCTCCAATCTTCAGGAGCCACAACTTTAAATACTAAACAATCAATAACAAATGACCCAACTACACAGAAAACTATTATTAGTTGAAAACAAAATTTAATTATGATCCATATAATATGGAGGATTTTTAAATAAGATTGTGCAGTATTCTGAGCGTTTGGTTTGTTAAGAGGCTCAGAGTGTCCATGATAGTTGTGCATGATGACTGAATTAAGGTATTTGAAATTTGAATCAAGTGAAACACAATAAGAAAGATGATTAAAATTATGTGAGTTACTGCTTTAGAAGAGTGGGAATAAGAAGAATGATTTTGATTTAATAATGGATTGTACAGGGGATCAAAAAAGGATTGATCTGAATATTGAATAAAGTCGTCAAGGGGAATTTCCATTGACAAGATAAAAGCTATAAAAAGTGTAAGAAAATTGTTTGGAGAAGACGGTGATTTTTTTAGAATGGTTTAAGCTGATATTGTTCTGTTTGGAGTTTCTTTTCTTTGAGATTTATTTTGGCTTTATGATAAGATTCCTTCTTTTTCATTTTGATGAGAGGAATCAAAATCCCTCCTAAGGCATACAAAATGAATCCTAAAATTATCAGGATAGATACAGATCCTGTCCATTGGAAAAAAGATTTAACTTCTGATGATAGAGAATGCCAACCATTTGAAATCGGATTTATAATATATTCTTCAAATGTAGTTTCTGGGTCTAAGGAGTCTTGAGTTATGGAATCTAATGAATTGATGATGGATGTCTCATATTGCTGAAAATTCGTGTTCCATACCAATGTCTCTTGTATACTATACATCTCCGATGTATCAAAAAGGTAAGACATATTGGATCCCTGTTCAAATAGAGGAGGTAGGTCATCAGAGATGTATGATCCGTCAATGATGTCATAGTATCCATTGGGGAATGTAGGGATCACAAAAGAATTGATTTTAGGAACCTTGTTGAATTGAGGTGCTGTATTTAGCAATTCTCCTGAAGAGGACCTCAGCCAAAAAGGCTGACCGTGCAGGTGGACTATTAGATAAAAGCCAATAAAGTCAAATTTTCTTGGGATGCATATGTCTGACACCCTTTGGCCGAAAGACACTTGCAGCTTGTTGTTGATGAGGACTCCTTTGGTTATCTCAAGAGGAAACAGATATTGGGTCATGAGATTGGGATTAGTTAATAACGATCCAAATGCTATGTCCCACATTTGAGATCTTACCTTACATTGTTCATATACCAGATCTCTTTTCATGTTCTGAATTTCTGTATGAAGTTGCATTAACCCGAATTGCAACTCTGCTCTGGAATATGATCTTTGGCTTCTATCATAAAAGGAGGAAGGAGTGGAATCCCTTGTAGCTCTCCTTGGTAGATTTTCTCGCAATAATGTTAAGGATAATGATTGAGGACTGGATAAGTTCAATGTGTCAACCCTGTAATCCATATTAGATTTGGATTCCGAAGAAATACCTATCAGATATCCGTCAGATGATTCTCTAATGTTGGTCTCATATTTAGTACATCTAATTGGGAGAGAGTAATAATCCTGACGGAACCAAAAGGTCAATTTATGATCCGGGATGGTAACATAAACTTTTTCATCAACTTCCATTCTATTATCAGTCCATGATACAATTCCTGGAGCTATTAATTTCAAATCTACAGAGCAAGGATCTATTGTCACTGTTTTAAATGACAACATGTATGCTTTATTTCTGTGAACACAAAATGACGAGTTGAAGACATTACATTCAGATCCTAGCTGAGGATTGATGAGACTTCCTGTTGAATTGAATTGGAAAGAAATGGCAGTAATAAGAAATCTATCTGTAATTTTTTCATTCGTTTGCATCCATGTACAATCATATTCTTCTGCAGATGGATACAAGATGGATTCTCCCAATATTAAATTTGAAGATGATGCATGACAAGTAGAATTTTTGCAAAAATTGGACATATCCTTTATGTCATTATCTTCCAGAATTAATCTTTTCCTGCTTGGAGAGTCTTTTTCATTAGCTCCAAAAAATCCTTTTTTACATCTTGAAGTCAATCGGACTTTGTCAATTCTGTATGCAAGTCTTGTAAATTCCGAAAATCTAGGAGAATAGAGCGATATTATTGCTGTTTTTTGCTCTCTTTGGATATCAGAAGGTTTCCGACAAACTGGTTTAGCAGGAATAGCTCTAAATAGGGGGGAATGAAAATCAAACTTAAAAATTCTCCATGTTAAGTCAGGTTGAGGATAAGGCAGACAATCAGAAGAAGATTTAATAACAAGGCTGTGATTTGATAAAGAATTGCCATAATTTATGTTGAGGAGAACTAAAATTGACAGTTGAAGCGATGTCACAAAGAAGATTTTATTAAAATTACGCATAGCTTGATTTTTAATTTTTAAAACAACTTTTTTATTTATTTGGAAAATGATAGTAGTTATAGAGTTTGGAGGTTAGTTGCACAGTTAGGCAAAAGAAATTAATGAACTGTTATGACTGGTTAAATATAAATTAAGGTTTTTTTAAGCCAAAATTGACTTTGTTATTTATATGTTGATTTTGATAAACAAGGATTATTACTTTTGATTGGTTTAAGGATTAACTGTGTTTATTTTCTTTACGTGGTTTTTTTAATGCTTCTTATATTAATTCAGTTAATGCTTTCAGATTTTTTAATACTTGATGTCGATTCACATAGGGCTAGATCATATTTACTACCTTTTAGCTTAGATTGAGTTAATATTCTTAAGCCATCTGGGGGCTTAGTTCCAGAAGAGGCTTTTCCTGGTCCAATGGAAGCAGGAGGATTTTGTTTAAAGATTTTATCCCTAATTAGTTTTATAAAAGAGAGCGGTGGATCTGCTTCCTTTTCTGCCAGGGCATCAATTCCAGATGCTATGAATGAGGAAATGTCTTTTTCATTATAAGCTCCCGCTGTTTCTATCGAATTTTCCAAAAGAGAAAAATAAGATATAAGATGTTCATTGCTAGGAGGAAGAAGAGGAACATATCCCTTAATTCTAGCCATTTCCCTGTATTTATCATTGAATTTACATGCCTGAATGGTTAGGCCAGCTCTGATTCTAAGAATGGACCCTGGTTTGACTTGATATCTGAAAACTCTGTTGAGAGATTTTCTGATCTGAGGGAAAGATGATGATTCAATGGGGAATTCAGTGAATCCTTTAACCTCTATCGGACATAAAAGTTCACACGTAGGCCCTATGTCAGGGGATGAAAAAGTGCCAAGATATGAAGAAGATCTCAATTCTTCATATAAAATTGAAGCTACAAGATATTGTGTATTTCTTGAAACAGATTTAAGTCTGGTGGCTTCATATGCCAGTACACAACAGACCCTCCATAAGAATTCAACAAAATCAAGTTTTGGGCCTGAGACATCTATTGCTCCTTTGATAACCAAAGAGATCTGTTCTGTTTGGAGAGGAGAATAATGAGGGATTGAAGTAACTAAAGACTTTGAGGTTGAAGGTTCAGTCATGGTTGAGAAAGAGGAGGATGAGGGAGTAAAATAGATAGTTTTTATTGAAGATAGAGATCTGGAGTTTAGATTGCAAAAAGAAATAGGAGAAATTGGTCTAGATGAGGTAGAAAATAGTCCTAACATGAGAAACACAAATGTCTTGTTTTCGGTTAAATTTGACCAGCTCTGATGAATATAATCTTAATTAATAAAAAAGGATTGAACAATTTGTTATAGAGGTAATTTAAATAATTAAATGGAATTTTCAATTTTAGATCGCTACATAAGGATAAAAACAAAAGATTTTTATTGGAGTATGAGAGTGTGTATCAAATGAGACAATAATTTTTAAGAAAACCGGTGAAGATTTTATTTTCTTTAAGTGATTTTTTTAATTACTGAAAAGATAAATCTTTGGAATTATATGGCACTTTTGGTTTGGTTTAAGTCACTGATACAATAGGAATAGGAAGGACAATGTTGAGTTTTATTAATGAATACAGATGCAATGTCGCAATTATCAAACAAATTAGGGTTCAATGATTGCATACAGAGAGGATTTTTTAGTGGAGATGTATGTTGTGAATTGGAATATGGTTTTACAGTGATTCGCTGTAATCTGATTTTTATGGTAAAAAATTAAAATATTATATTTGTTGTTATTGTTAACAATTTTTAAAATTCTACTTTGGCCGGAAGCGGTACAAGGTTCATGATCATAGGAATTAATGTTCTGGCTATTCCAATTGAAGAGTTGTCTGGAGATGAGTTTGCCCATTTTGTAAGCAATGCCCAAGGAAGATTAAGAGCTCTTAAGAAAACCTCAGCTTTCATTTTGGACAATCCTTCAAAAAGTTTAAAATCGGATAGAGTTAAACCTTTATTGTAAACTGAAATTTGAGAGATTACCAATTCATCGTTCATCCCGATTGGAATAGAGAGATGTTCCTTCTTGTAAACAGTTTTGAGTTTGGGAATAGAAACACTCTTTTTAGGCATATCTCTTGCAGTGTTTGAAATGACAGGAGAATAGCTGGGATCCCGTTCTTGCAACAGTTCAAAAGATCTTTTAGCAGCACTTAAACCATGTGCTGCTTCAGAGACACAATTGATAGTGTCCCTCAAGGCTTCATGAGAGGAGTCTATAGTTTTTATGTGCTCCTCAACCGTTTTGACAGAATCTACAAGAAAAGAGACTTTTGACTCAAATTCAACCTTTAGCAGCTCCAAATCTTTTTGGTTTGCTGTCTGACTAACAGTGTTTGCACCAAACAGCATGATATCAAAATTCTGGAAGTATCTGATATTTCTTTCTGAAATAAAATGGATCATGAGGTCACGGCCTCTTTCAACCCCTAGTTGATGGAATTTAAGTCTACAAGAACTGAACATATTACAATAGTTTTCAAAGCGAGGATCCTTTATGATGCTATCAAAAACTATTAACGGAGTTTTATAAAGAATCTCCTGATTTTCAGGCTTGGACCAATATTGATAGAAATTATTGATCGCTTGATTAATGTCCTCTCCTCCTTCAGACTTTCGGAGTAGAGAGTCGTTTTGATTGACATCAGGATTGTAATTTTCTTTATCTTTATCTTCATTTGATGAATTGACATAAGCGGCGAAATTATCATCTAAAGAATCTGATCGGAGAAGGGTTTCTATCTTGCCTGTTGCATCCTCTTGTCCATAAAAATGAGAGGAAGCCTTCAAAAATTGTGCATTATCGAGGATTGCTTGGTCATCAGGATCCAAGTTCAATAGTTCCTCCTCATTTTGATCCTCCATGCAATCCACGGAGATTGGATGCTCTTCCGGTCCATGGATACAATTCTCTAATTGGCATATTTGTCGAGAGATAGAAAAACTCATGATATAATTAAATGAAAAGCAGAGGATATGAACAAAAAATTGGAATGACAGTCGAATATGACGGATGAGATAACAAAATAGATGTAATAAATTGGGTGGGATGGTGGAGTGATTAAATGGTAAAAGGGATTAAAAAACAAAAAATACTAATAAAAAGAAATATAACTTCACAAGTATGGAATTTTATTTTCTTTAAGGTTTGTGATTTTTTTATTTTAGGATTTGAATCTGATCTCCTTACATTTAGAGGGGTTCTTGGTTTATTGATTTAGGTATTGATCATAATTGGTAGAAGGAACAAAAACTGAATGATGAGTGTCCCCATATAATGATTTTGCAGCGTCAACAATTGGGGCATCTCCCTTGGAATCTTCCTCAGCGAAGTACCTTTGAGCTATGGTTTTTTCTCTAGCAAAGATGCTTTGATTGCGCGTGCCTTGTAGGATCTTCATATCTAGGATAGAGGAAGAATCCTGAAGATGTCCCATATAGGCTGCGCATCTTATTATTAGGTGAGTGTTGTTGGCTGTAACAAATCTGCTAAAATGAGCAGGATTGTAAATTCTGCAAAATCTCCAGGAAAATTGAAATGGCACATCGTAGGATTTACCTAAAATTATTAAAGACTTTGCAGGAGTCGCTCCAATTTTTAACAACATCAAGACATTCAATAGAGAGTCCTTGACGCGTGTGGTCATAATCATTCCAGAAAATTTAGAAATAGACAATCCCATGGCCAATGCAGTTTGCTCGACATGCTTGACTGCGGCTAATCCATGCATGCCTACATGGGTTAGACAAGCACTATAGAGGACCCCGATAGTGGCTTGTGCGGGGACAGAGGTTGAATTTTCAATTATGACACGAGAGATCATCATCGACAGGCAATCTCTTAAAACTCCAGAGAGTGAGCCAAATGCCGCCTTCATAAAGACTAAGGTGTTGATATGAGGAGGACATAATGTGTGAACTAAATCTGAAGGGCGAAATAAGTCAACATAATGCTTATGGAGATTTCGGGTCATGGATTTGAATACCGAGTTTTCAGTTTTGCTGATAAGTTTAAAACAATTCATGCAAATTAACCCCATAATAGTTTCTGCTGTTGCCAACTTTGCATGAGGTTTTGCATCAGAGGACTTAATATAAATGTCTAAAATATAACCCCAAAAACCCTTTACTGCAGACATTGACAGATTGGCTGGTTGCTCCAAATCTTCAGTTTCTTTTGTTTTATCAACATCCCCTGCCAAAACAGCTCCCGATGATGTTCCGGGTTCTTCATTAACTATGTCAACGTTAGCATAACCATCAGCAATTGACAACTTTTCATCCAATAGGGCAGTGGAGGTTCCAGCAACATCGGACCGCGACTCTGATTGCATAAAATCCTCAAATAGAAGTTTAGTTTCGTCGCCGGGGGTCTTCATTGCTAAAACACAAATCTGAATGTCCTTCATCCATCCCTCATACATTCCCTTTTTCCCAGTGAAAAAGTGGAGTAGATTGATACCTGCATTTCTTCTGGACATTAAGGTGGGTAGCTCATATTTTGTTTTGGGAACGTGTGTATTTACAAAATACTTTTCATTCCAAACATTTAGTTCAGCCCCACTAGATCCGTGAACATTATAAGTTGCCAAATACTCTTCAACAGCAGTTACTGCATTAGGATTTTGAAGAATTTCTGTCTTATCTGATTGCTGTTCTGTCATTGTAGAGATGTTTTAATGGTTTTATATTTATTGATGTGACTGATAATATAATTCTGCAAATTTCAAATTCGTTCGGTTTTGGATGGAAATTAAATGGAAACGATCTCATATAAAAAATATTGTATTGTGAAATTGGTTGATTGGTTTTTAGAGAGAAATGAAAATAAGCTAATTTTTATTTTCTTTGATGTTTCCATTTTGTTACTAAAAAATAT